ATTTCTTAGTTACGTTAAAATTGTAGACGAAAATAGAGATGTGTTGGTTGGCATACTTGGTGTGCTTACCGGTTCAATTAGCTCAATGATGGCAATCGCAAGCGGTCGTGATCCGGCAGAAGTCGAAGAGTTAAAAGATAAGCTAGCAAGTGCAAATGCAGACAGAGAAGCACTCATTGCACGACTCAGGGATGCACAAATTCAAATGCAGATTAAGCACGATCATCTGCTTGACTTGCAGAATGCCATCATTGAAAAACTTAGTGTGATTAGAGCACCAACACGCAAAAAAGATGATGATGTTGAGTTGCATCCCGATGTTGAAAAATGGATAGAGAAGTAGATCAGCCTTGCCGGGCTGTTTTGCCAGATGCCGCCACACCTAACGACAAGGCTGATTTACTCACCTTACAATTCAGAGACAGAATACAACAATCACTCAGAGTGTTCAACAAGAGTTTAAAAAACAAAAGCTCTTCCTACTGAACCGACCAAAGTTTGCAAGGAAAGAGCTTTTGTAGACAAAACAATCTGAAGTCCAAAACAATCTGAAGACCAAATTGCTTTTAGATTGGTGAATGAATCATATTAGATAAAGCATCTTGTTGCAATAGAAAAGCAAAGCAATGCACAAAGAAAAAGTGATAAACTCTGTGCATTGCTTCACTCGCCCAACATGACTCGAAATATCTATCATGTATTAGCAAAATAAGCAATGAATAACAAATGTTGCTTAATAGCAAAATTGTGCATATACTGTTAAACATTGCTTGCATCTTTCAAAGGATAGCTATGAGTAAATTAGAGCGAAATCCTAAACACATGAGGGCCAACACGCCTCGCTTTGTCACCAAAGGCATTACCGGCACACAGTTAAACGGTGGTGCTATTAGCGGCAAGGAGCAGAATGCCAAACTCACCGGCTTGAACTGGGTGCAAGAAGCAGAAGAGATGTTACGTACTGATCCGATTGTCAGACGATCTTGGCACATGCTTAGGCAGACATTGCTCAGTGCAAGTTGGCGATTTGAACCGGGCATTGAGAATGATCCGATTGCAGAAGAGTTAGCACGTTTTGCAAATGAGTGCTTTGGCTTCGATGGCTATTCAGGTCAAATGTCAATTAGCTTTGAAGATCAACTCAGCTATCTACTAGAGTTCATTCCTCTCGGATATCGCTATGCAGAAGAGTTGTATAAAGTTGGGCCGGATGCAGACGGTAAAGTTAAAGTGTGGTTAGATCAGTATGCAGACAGAGAGCCAAGTGCGCACAACCGATGGTTAAGCAGAGACAATCAGCATTTAGATGGTGTATTGCAGAATGTTGTCGGCACGACATACACACCAGAGCCAATACCGGCAAACAAACTGTTATTGCTCACACTCAATAGAACCGGCAGTAATTTTGAAGGCGTTGGCATGCTGCGGCCTGTGTGGTGGTGGTGGCGCACTAAGCAACGTGCAAGCAATCTCATGTGCATCGGTTTGGATAGATGGGCTGTGCCAACACCGAAGGTTGTTGTTGATAGATCACAAGCTGAAAACATGGGTCTAACAGATGCCGATGTGAATGCAATGGTTGATGATGCAGAAGCACAAGCACAAGCATTTTTATCTACTGAGCAGAGCTATTTAGTTGAGACATCAGTAGTTAAATTTGAAAGCTATGCAGAGACACCAAATTTATATGCTAGTGGGCCGCTAGACATCATCACCAAGTGTGATTCACAAATTGCGTCTGCTTTTCTCACTCAGTTTGCAGATCTCGGTAACACTGAAACCGGTGCAAGATCAGTCGGTGAGATTCATCTTTCAGTGTTTAGACGTGCAGCAATTAATCTCTGTGATATTATAGCAGCTCAAATTAGTGGGCCGGATCGTAGAGGTGGCGGCACAATCGGCAGATTGATCCGTTGGAATTATGGCTGTGTTGATCCGTCTAAATTGCCAAAGTTAACACACACCGGTTTAGACACTGATGATCTTGCTGAATCAATGGGTATGCTACCACAACTTGTGCAAGCCGGAATACTCACACCGGATGATGAGTTAGAGAGAGCTATTCGTGAGAGACTTGGTGCCGGTGAACTGCCAGAAGAAGCATCACGATCTGCACTTGATCGCACTAGCGGTGGTGGTCTGTCTGCATTTGCTGAAAAACTCATGAGGACAAAACGCAATGGCTAAAAAGATCAAGGTTAAATTTGCTATACCTGACAAGTATTCACACATTGATTTTGTGCCGCCAAAAGGTGCACAACGTGCAGCAAAACGTGCACTTGCAATCAGAGCGACTAAATCACCATCACAGAGAGGCATGACCCCGGTTGGCATCGCTCGTGCTCGTGATTTAGCAAACGGCAAGCGATTGAGTCCGGACACTGTGCGTAGAATGTTAGCTTATTTCACACGTCATGAAGTTGACAAGGAAGGTTCAACATGGGCCGACCAAGGCAAAGGATGGCAAGCGTGGCAAGGCTGGGGTGGCGATCCCGGTTACAGTTGGAGCAGAAAAGTAGTGAATCAAATGAATAGAGCAGACAACAAGACAACATCACTTCGTGCCTATGGCGAAGCGATCCAACTTTCAGAGCCTGTGCCGGCTTACGATGTGCCGGAAGGCTTGACCATCGGCAAGCCATTTAAAACACTTGCACTTGGTCAAGTATCATCTCGCATGAATGGTTCTGCAATCGGGTCAGAAATAGATCACGATATGCTTTCAGAGATGTTGCGAGTATTTAAAACAAGACAATATGCAGACCCAGTCATCATTGATTGGCAGCATGCAACATCACCATTTAACAACGGTGCACCGGCACCACCGGAGAGCGGCAATGCACTCGGCTTGATTGTAGATTTAGAGCTGAGAGAAGATGGCTTATACTGCACACCGACTTATAATGAGCGCGGCCTTGAAGTCGTTAAAAATGCCGGTGGTGTGCTTTGGTCATCTCCGGAGTTCATTGCCGGTGATGTCTATGCGAGAGATGGTGGTGAGCCTATTGGCACTGCTCAACTATTAGCGATTACACTTACACCCAGACCGGCACAGAGCAATGACAAAATTGATCGTGTGCTTTTGACAGAGAGGATAGATATGATTGATAATCTAGATTCTATGCCTATTGATGACCTACGATCTATGCTTGTTGCAAAAGATGAGATGGTCAGAGAGCTTGAGGCAAAAATTGCAGAGATGCAAGCAGATGCAGAGTCAAAGATGATCTCTGATGAGAAAGAAGTTGAGATTGAGCTTGAAGAAAAAGACGAGCCACAATCTGAGAAAATGACTGATGATGAGCAAATGGCTGAGAAAGAAGATGACAAAGTGAGTTATGCAATGAATGAGCAATTAACTCAGTCAACACTACTCAGTGAAGTGCAGTCACTCAGAGAGCAAAACAATAAGCTCAATGAGCGTCTTGAAGCAATCGAAGCAGAAAAGCGTGCAGTTGAGATGCAATCTGCTGTGTCTGCTCTGCTTTCAGATGGTCGCATCACACCGGCAGAGGAGGCAGTTGCTAACAAAGCGTGGCAACTCAAAGAACTACAGCCAGAGTTTTGGCAAATGTTCTCAGAGCGACCATCAAACTCTGCCATCCCATTGACACAAGTTGGTCATGGTGCGAGTGGTGCTGAGATCAGCAAGGCAACACTTGATGCAGAGGTTAAAAAACTAGCTGCTGAGAAATCAATCACTTACTCAGAAGCGTTAAATCAATTCAGAACAAACAATCCTGAGTATTATGCTCAGGCATTTGGAGGCTAAATCATGTCTAATATCATTGTTTCATTTGTAGCTGCAGAAGCTATCACAGAATTTGCACTTGTCTCTGTTAATACAGCCGGCAAGATTGTCATCACAGATGCTGCAACAGATGCACGTTGCGTCGGTATTGCACAACGTGCTTGTGCAAGCGGTGATGCTGTTGAGGTGCTCGTGCAAGGTGTGAGCAGAGTGATTGCCGGTGGCACTATTGCTAATACTGTTTCTCTTGTTATGGCAGATACCAATGGCAAAGTACTCACTCATGCAACAACTGGCAATTACAGCATCGGCCAAATTCTACCAAACATTAACCAAACATCAGCAAGTGCAAGCGATCAGATCTTGATTAAATTCACCGGCCCTTGCAACCTACTTCCATAATTTAGGAGCTAACAATGGCAAGTTCATATTCTAATCTACATCCAGTCGATCAAATTCTAACAGGCCTTGTTGCAGAGGCAGTGCCAAGTGACGATCAACTCATTGCAGACAAAGTGCTTGAGACTATCGCAATCTCTGAGCGAAGCGGCACACTACTTCTTGAAGAGACACGCAATTTCATGGGTGCCGGTGCCGGCCTTGATCTAGAGCGTGCACCAGGTTCATCTCGTGCAATGATTGGCGGTTTTGATCGCACTAGTCAAACCTTTATGGCAAAGATCTACAGTGCATCTGATAGCATTGCGATGGAGGATATTTTTGATTCACAATATCCTGGATCAGAAGAGGCACGTATTGCAAAGAAAGTCGCTCGTGTTCTCAAGTTGGCTCGTGAGAAGCGTGCTGCCGATCTACTTTTTAGCACTTCTACATTTAACACTTCTGCAGCGTCTGCAGCATTTGGTGCTGCAACTGCTGAGCCATTATCAGAATTGTTTGATCTAAAAGACACTGTCTTTGCGGCTGCTCATGGTATCAATCCTGACACACTCATCTTAGGTCGTGCTTGTTTCAGAGACCTTGCTAAAAATGCAGAAGTACGTGGATATGTCGGAGATCGTACACTAGGCATTGCAAGCGGCAATCAAATTCTAAATGATGAGGCAGTGTTGCAAGTGCTTCGTGATGTGCTCGGCATCCCAAATATCTACGTTGGTCAAGCATTACAAGATACTGCAGTGCCCGGAGCAACTAGCTCTGAGTCTGCAATTTGGGATGGCACAAAAGTATTCATGGGTATTCTGCGCGGATCAGATGCAGTTGTGCAAAAGTCTGGCAATGTCAAAGGTATGCCGGTTGCAGCACTTAATCTGCAATATAACAACATGGTTGCCGGTCAGTATGACTCACTTGATAAAACACGCCGTTATGTTTGGGGTGAGGAAGTTAATACCTTCCATGCTGTAGACGGTACACTTGGACACGTTTTAACTGGTTGCTAAAAAATGCTTTGTTCACAGTGTAGCACTCATATTCTATATGCAGAAGGCGGTGATGCTGATGAGATTGCAATTGCTGATCTCACAAAACAGGCTAAAGACGCTAGCAATGAGATGGCTACACTGTTACGAGCAAGACGAGATCAACTTAAGGCAGAAGTGCAAGCAGAGCGAGCTGTAGAACGTGCATTTAAAAAAGCACAGGCAGAGTTGCTCAAAACAATTGAGAGTGCAGTTGAGAGCCTAGGTGCTCAAGCTGTGCTCAATGCTCGTGATGAGCAATTGCTAGAATTGCTTTTAGCGGGCGGATTAGATGATGCGCACTCAGAATGTGTCTGATGTATTTGAGAATATCATTCTTAACTCTGTAAAACAGAGCGTGAGAGATAGCTTAACTGATCTAGTTGTCAATGTACCATTGAGCACTGTGATGAGCAACATGCAAAAACGCATGCAACGTGCAGAAGGTCGACAACTTACAGAGATTAAAACAAAGCTGAGTCAATATGGCAGATCAATCACAGCAATTGCTGCGGTTGAAGCTGACATCGATCACTTTTTATACACAGGCCCAAATGATGGCATCACACGACCATTTTGTGATGCTTTAGTGAATAGAGTAGTTACATCTAAACAGATGAGACGTTTAGACAATGGGCAAGGATTGAGCGTCATAACGTCAGGCGGTGGCTATAACTGCCGGCACAGTTGGTCACCAGTGACACAAGGCTTTATAGAGTCAGCCAATTTAAAACTAGCAACTGCTAGTGACATAAGTAAAGCTAGTCAATGAGAGGCAACATGAGAAAAGCAATAACAAGCAAAGCATACCGTTTTATTTGGTCACCACAATTGCCGTTCACCGGCACACCAACATTGAACATTGATACACCAATTGCAATCAGTGAGAGCTTGACTAGATTTACTGCAGATTTAACAATCACAGCAATTGCAAATGATAGACGAACATTGACACTAGGCGGATCTCCGGCAGCATATTATCGTGAGCAACAAGCCGGTTTTGTCATCACAGAACATGAC